ATCAAATGAGACACCTGCTGCTGAATTTGATGAAGGTAAATTTCAGGATGCTGATGGAACGACTTTTTCTTTATTTGATGGTAATCCATCTCCTGTAGAAAGTCTTTCATTTTCAGGTTCAGGAAAATCAATTGCCCTTCGTTTTGTTACAGATGGACAAGAGGCAAGTCATAGCATTCAAGGATATACAATTACTTACGGATTAGGAGATATAAGGTAATGGGACAAGGTTATACAAGAACTAATTCAGCAGATATTACTCCCGGAGCAGTTGTAAAATCTGCACCTATTAATGCTGAATTTAATGCTGTTGTAAGTGCTTTTGCGTCTTCTACAGGACACACACATGATGGAACTTCTGCAGAGGGTGGTCCTATAACAAAGTTATTAGGGATGGCAATTACAATAGGAGATGCTACTGCAGGTACAGATATCGTTATTACATTTGATGGTGAGACAAATGATGGTGTATTAACGTGGATGGAAGATGAAGATTATTTTAAATTTTCAGATGATATTCTTATTGACAGTGATGAAAAATTACAATTTAGAGATACAGGTATTTACATAAGTTCTAATGCAGATGGTGATTTAGATATTGTATCAGATGGAACAGCAGTTGATTCTATTAATATAGAGTCAGCAGGGGGTATAACTCTTGATGCAGGTACAGCAGGTAGTGGTATTATTTATGAAGATGATGGTACTGAAATGTTGCGTATCTATAATAGTAGTAGTGATGTTTATATTGAATCAAAAGTTTCAGATAAAGATATTCTTATAAGAGGTAATGATGGTGGTAGTCCAGTAACTGCTGTTACCTTTGATATGTCAGCAGCAGGTTTAGCTACTTTTGGTGGTGGCATTACTTCTACAGCAGTTGCAAATACTTTAGGTGCTACTACTTTTAGTGGTGGTCTTACTTCTACAGCATCTTCAAATACTTTAGGTGCTACATCTTTTAATGATGCTAATATTACTAATGTGGGTAATATAGCTTTAGACAGTATTACTGCTGATGGATCTTCTATTACTATTACAGGTAATACTACATTTGCAGATGGAGCTTATGACTTTGATATAGCAAGTCACGATACATCAAATGGATTAAAGTTAGGAGGAACTCTTGTTACTGCTACTGCAGCTGAAATAAATAAACTTGATGGAGTTACTACTACTACAGGTGAATTAAATTTAATAGCAGGTGGTACAAGCAGGGGTACTACTGCTGTAGCTTCAGGTGATGGCATACTCATTAATGATGCAGGTACAATGCGTATGACTAATGTAGACACTGTATCAACTTACCTTGATTCAATTAGTGTAGGTGGTAGTAATATTGTAACTACAGGTGCTTTAGATAGTGGCTCTATTACCTCTGGATTTGGAGCTATTGATAATGGTACTTCAGGTATTAGAACAAATACAGTTACTGTAGAAACTTCTTTACTACCTGATGCTTCTGGTGGAGCAGACATAGGTAGTTCTTCTGCAGAATTTGGTGATGTTTATATTGCAGATGACAAATACATTAAGTTTGGTACTCACCAAGATATTCTTGTTGGTTATGATGAAGATGGTGATGATGCTTTAGAGATTAGACAGAACATAGAAGGTGATCCTTTAGCTATTACCTTTAAAGCAGATCAAGGTGATGACAATGCTGATCAATGGAAGTTAAATTTTGCAGATGGTGGCACAGTTACTTTCCAGAATAAAACGTCAGGATCTTACGCAACAAAGTTAACTTTAGATACATCAGGTAACTTATCAACTAGTGGTAAGCTTGATGTGTCTGGTCTTGGGGGAGGTTCTGGATTAACAGTAGCTAATGGTATTGGTGAATTTGCTGATGGTTTAACTTCTGTTATGGGTAATACATCTCTTGGAGCAACTTCTTTTAATGACAGTAATATTACTAATGTGGGTGATATAGCTCTTGATTCTATTAGTGCAGATGCCACAGATATTAATGTAGCAGTTTCAGATAATTCTGCTACTGCTTTTACCATAAAGCAAGGTTCTGATGCTTACCTAATTGTTGATACAGAAAATAGTAGTGAGTCTGTATCTATTGGTACAGGTGTATCAGGAACTGCTATTACATTAGGTCATACAACTTCAGAAGTTACGGTTGCAGATAACTTAACTGTAACAGGAACTACTACTTTTTCTGGCAATGTTCCAAGTATTACTGTTGATAATATTAATATAGATGGTAACACTATTATTTCTACTGATACCAATGGAGATATAAATTTAACTCCCAATGGCACAGGTAAAGTTAATATTACATCTACAAGCACTACTAATACACTTCAATTAACTTCAGCAGACGCAGGTTCAAATTCTGCACCAGATATGGTTTTTTTAAGAAATAGTTCAAGTCCTGCTGATGATGACTTTTTAGGAAGAATTGATTTTCAAGGTAAAAATTCAGCAGATGAAACTATTGTTTATGGTGCTTTAACCTCAAAAAGTGAAGATGTTACAGATGGAACTGAGGATGGTTCTTTACTTTTTATAACTTCTCAAAATAATACATTAGATTTTAATGCTCCTGATCTTAAAATAAACGCAGGAATTGTTACAGCACCTAAAACAGGATTTTATCGTAATCTTATTACTACAGTAACAGCAGGAGGTAGTTCAACTAGTTTAAGTACAGGACAAGTTTTTACTGATAGTTATGATGTTTACGAAATTTATTTTAAAAATATATTTTTAAATAATGATGATGATGTCGCATGGATTCGTCTTTTAGATGCAAGTGGTAGTAGTATAGCTAGTGAAACTTATGGTTACTATAATCTTTGGTTGGGTAATTCTGCTTCAGATAATAATCAAATTGATTCAGCAGGTAATAATACAACAGCTTGGCAAATAACTGGTAAAGATGAATTTGCAGTAGGAAATGAAAGTGATGAAGGTTTTAGTGCTCTTATTAGACTTTATAACACAAGAGACACAAGCCATGAAGTTTTAGGTGGAATTATTGATGTTAATTACAAAAGTGTTGATGGTTATGCCACAAAATCTTATGGCAGCACTTGGAGAAATAGTACTACGGCAGCTATTTCAGGTTGTTTTTTAGCAGTATTTGGAACTGGACAAACTATTACAAGTGGAAGTCTTGCAGTTTATGGTTATAAGTTAGGAGTTTAAAATGACAGAAGAGGAATTTGCACAATATCAGAAAGATTTAAAAGAGTTTGTAGTTAGTGACTCTGATAAGAAAAAAATAAAATTAAGAAATAAAAGAAAACCACTATTAGAGGAAGCTGATTGGCAAATTCATAAGATTGAAGATGCAGGTGGTAATTCTAGTTCTTGGAGGACCTATAGACAGGCTTTAAGAGACATAACAAATAGTCCTGACAATCCAACTTGGCCTACTAAACCATCTTAATGTTTGATCCAATCACAATCGGTGCTTGTTTGACCACAGCAAGTACAGCTTTTGCAGGTCTAAAGAAAGCATTTCAGGCAGGTCGTGATATAGAACAAATGAGTGGTGATTTATCAAAGTGGATGGGTGCTGTATCTGATATAGAACAAAAAGAAAAACAAGCAAAGAACCCTCCTATCTTTCGTAAAGTTTTTGGATCAATAGAGCAGGAAGCACTTGAAGCATTTGCTGCCAAGAAAAAATTAGAAGAGCAAAGATATGAGCTTAAAACTTTCATTCAATTCTCGCATGGACACAAAGCTTGGGATGAGTTAATTGCAATGGAAGGTAAGATTAGAAAAGCAAGACAAGAACAACTATACAGAAAGCAAGAGTTTAAAGATAGGTGTATTGAAGGTTTATTTATACTATTTTTAATTTGTACAATTATAGGTTTTGGTTGGCTTGTCTGGTATTTAAAATCAATTCAGGAGTAGTAGATGGAAATTAGTATGTGGATGTTTTGGAACATCATTTTAACATTAGTAATAGCTCCTGCTGTATGGGCATTCAGAGGACTTGTACAGGAAGTAAAACGTATTGACATACTACTAAATAAGACAAGAGAAGAGTATGCTACACGTAAAGAACTTAGAGATGATCTTACACAAGTAATGGATGCACTACATAGATTAGAAGATAAACTAGACAAAGTATTAAGTAAGGATTAAATAGATGGCGAAAAGAGAACTAACAGCAAGAGAAGCTAAAAAAAATCTTGAACCTTTTGGTTATAAAGGTCCTGCTAAATGGGCATCAATAGATGCTTTTGTTGAAGCTAATCCTAGATCTATGTCAGCAGTTAAAGCCAACAAAGGTGCATTTGTACAAAGAAGATCAGGTTTTTCTAATGGTGGTTTTAATGCACAATATAATGCTTTAAAAAGATCATATGATTCAGGTCAGTTAACTTTGCAACAATTTACTGAAAGGTTAAAGTCAATATCTCCTGTTGAATCAACTACTCTTGGAACTCCTGAAGCAGATGCTAGAATGAGAGCACAAGCTAAAGCACAAGGCGTTACAACAGTAGGTCAAATAGATACTTCTATACCTCCTCCTTCTACTACTTCAACTCCTACTACTACTTCAACTCCTACTACTACTTCAACTCCTACTACTACTTCAACTCCTACTACTCCTACTACCATGTCTACTTCTAATGCACGTAATAGGGTAGAGGAGTTAAGATCTCAAAAAGATTCAGGTAAAATAAGTTTAGGAGAGTATTATAACAAGTTAAGAGAAATACCTTCAAATGATGTTGCTGTTACTGGAGCAATAAAAGCTACAAGTAATTTAATAGATTCCTTTGCAAAATCAGGTGTACAAGTAGAAGGTGTAGCACCTCAATCTTCAACTCCTACTACTACTACTACTTCAACTCCTACTACTACTACTACTACTTCAACTCCACAAACATCAACACCGTCAGGAGAAAAACAAGTAACAAAAAGATATGTTAATGATTCAGGAACACTCATTACAGAATATTCAGATGGATCATATACACAGTATGGTGCTGCAGGTAATGTAGTTGAAAGAGATACTAAAGGTAACGTAATTTCTAATGTTTATGGTGGTCACACGTTAGGTTCTAATTTAAAAAAGGCAGACACAGTAGATTTAACTGATAACCAACAAAGAGCTTTAATTGCAACTTTTCAAAATCCTAAAATAGAAAGTGGAAAAGATAGGGATTCTCAGGGAAATGTTAAGACTGATTGGGGAGATGTAAACAGAACTGCAGTAAACTATGGGGGTGGCATACTTAGTGGTAGAGGAAACAGGGTCAAACAACTAGTTGATCAAGGTGCTAATATATATTTAAATGATAATGGTCAGGTTATGATACAGACACCTGATGGTGCAGAGGCTAAACTTTCTTATAGTGCAGCAGGTATGGCTTTCAGACAAGGGTTGATAACAGGTGGTAAAGCTACTTATGAAGATACTTCACAGCCAACTCCTACAACTCCTACTACTCCTACTCCTACAGCTCCTGCTCCTTCAAAACCTACTCCTCCCTCCACTGGATCTGCTCCAGAAACACCTAAAGCTATTCCTTTTGAACCTACTCCAGAAGAGAAAAAAAGAGCAGAGGCTATCTTCAGTCCTGATGGAAAAGTAACTTTACCAACAAAACCTACAACTTTACCTAAAATAAAAATACCTAAGTTAGATGGTGGTAAAGGAACTACAGAGGTTGAAATACCAACCTATGAAGGTCTTACAGAAAGACAATCTAAACAGTTTGAAGAAAGAGCAGATTTACAAAATCAATTTTTACAGCCTCAAACACTTGCAGAAAGACAGGCTGCAGGTCTTACTGGTAAAATGGAACAAAGACTTTATCAAAACAGACAGGGTATGCAGACTTATATTATGGGTGTTTATCAATCAGATGGTAGTTGGATGCCATCTCAACCTGTTCCACAAGGATATTTTCAAGCTTTAGCAGGAACATCTTCTTATTTATTAAGAACACCAAAAGGAGAT